CGCAACGGCACAGAGTATCAGTCCACTGGTAGGTGGTTTGACGCCAACCTAGTGCGCTGGTACGAAAACACAATTCGTCCAGTCAACGGCTGGCGTTCAAAGTCAGCATCGACTGTGACAGGCGCTTGTCGGGCAATCATCACTTGGCGGGACAATTCTGCCAATTCCTACATTGGCCTTGGCACTCACTCTAAGCTCTATGCAATGGATGTTTTGGGCGTCTTAAAAGACATCACACCCACTGGATTTACAACTGGCTTTGTTGATGCTACTAGCACAACCGGCTACGGCAAAAACCTTTATGGTTATTTTGCTTATGGCGTACCACGTCCAGACACTGGTCTTGCAAACATAGCCACGACTTGGAGCCTTGACACTTGGGGTGAGTATTTGGTTGGATGCTCTGACTATGATGGCAAGATTTACGAGTGGCAGTTAGGCTTTACAACCCCAACGCTGGCGGCAACTATCACCAATGCACCAACTGGCAACAAGGCTATTTTGGTGACCGCTGAGAGGATTCTTTTTGCCCTTGGCGCCGGAGGAAACCCGCGCAAGGTGCAGTGGTGTGATCAGGAAAACAATACGCTTTGGACGCCTGCCGCAGACAACCTTGCCGGTGACTATGACTTAACTACTGGTGGTAGTCTGATGGCTGGTAAGAGGGTCAAGGGCATCAACTTGCTGTTTACCGATGTCGATGTGCATACAGCTCAATACATTGGTGCGCCATTCGTCTACAGCTTTGATAAAGCAGGATCGGGTTGCGGTTTGATTTCGGCTCAATCAGTGGCGGCGATTGATACGGCGGCGATCTGGATGAGCAAGTCAGGTTTTTTCATCTATGACGGATACGTCAAGCCACTTCAATGTGATGTCTCTGACTACGTTTTCAGCAATATCAACTTGGATCAGCGATCAAAGGTGACTGCTGTTCACAATAGCAAGTTTGGCGAAATCTGGTGGTTTTACCCCAGCAACGCAAGTATTGAAAATGATTCGTATGTGACTTACAACTACCGCGAAAATCATTGGAACATTGGGACATTGTCTCGCTTGGCAGGCACTGACGCTGGCGTTTTTACGCTCCCCATGATGGTTGATTCGGCTGGACAAGTTTACGAGCATGAGGTGGGCTTTGCATACGATGGCGCAACACTGTTTGCCGAGTCTGGACCCTTAGAGATTGGCAACGGCGACAACGTGATGAGTGTGCGCCAAGTTATTCCGGATGAGCAAACCTTGGGTGAGGCGAAAGTGTCGTTTAAGACTAGACTCTTTCCTACAGGTACAGAGTCAACCTATGGGCCGTACACGGCGGCTAACCCTACCAGCGTGAGGTTCTCAGGTCGGCAAGTCAATATGGTGGTGACAGGTGATGTGCTGGCAGACTGGCGAATTGGCGTGATGCGACTAGACATTGTTGCCATGGGTAAGAGATAAAATTCAAGGTATTAAGGGGATAAAAAATGTTTGATATGCTGACTGGTCAATACAAGAATCTAGCGTCAAAGGGTAGGTATGGCGACACCATGCTTGCTCATGTTAATCCTCAAGAGGCTGCAATGTTGCAGTCTATGGGTGGCGCTGGAACTATTAATCCTAGAACTGGTTTGCGTGAGTTTTATGGGGTTCAGCCAATGTCAATTTGGCAACAATTTGCGCCAGAGCCAGAGCCATTGCCATCATTAGGTCAAGCGTTAGCACCTGAAGCAGTAGCAAATATCCCTCAACAATTAGACATAATTAAAGTTCCCGAGTATCGAACTGGTGGTTATGGTGGCGTAACACCAGCCTATGAAAAAGTTAGTGATGAATTTAAACAATATGCAGACCTTGCGCCAGCTACAGGCATGGGCGGTGGTAGGCAAGTTCAAGGCTACACAATACCAACTGACCAAACATTTCAGGGTCAGCCACTTGTTAGCAAATATGACGATAAAGGTAATTTTCAGTATTTGACACTTCAACCAGGCTATGCTTTAGTGCCCGACCCAAATCAGCCAAACATAATGGCTTCTCCATTGATAAATGCAAAAGGACAGCTTATTGATTATGGAGTTTTTGATAACAATGCCAATGGTAATGGTGGCTTTGGTGATTTTTTAAGCAGTGCTATTCAAGACTTTGCCCCAATGATCATAGCTGGGTTGACTGCAAACTACCTACCTGGTCTATTGGGCGGCGGTGCGGCTGGCGGTGGTGCTGCCGCACTTAGCCCCTATGCGGCGCAAGCGGCTGGTGCTTATAGTGGCAGTGCGGCTGCGGCGGCGGCGGCTGCCGCAGGAAGTCTTCCAGGGATTCAAGCGGCAAATTTGGCGCAAAATACGTTGACGCAAGAGGCGCTAAATCGTACTGGCATAACGTATGGAGGTAATGTCACTCCTGCTAATATTCCTACTACTCAAGCCCCTACTCCTCCTGTTGTTGAGCCTGTTGCTACTCCTCCTGTTACGCCTACTAGTGGTTTTCCTCAAGCGCCTACTGGAATTCCACCTGGTACTACTCCTGTTACTCCTCCTATTCCACCTGTTACTCCTGAATTTGTAGGTCCACCTACACCTACCAACATACAACCTTATATTCCTCCACCGACTCCTGGTTTGGTAGATAAAATAATTAGCAATCCAAGCCTTGCAGGAACAGTGCTTGGGGCAGTAACCAGTGCTGTTGGCGCAGCCAATGCGCCTACATCACAAACCGCCACTACAAGCATTGACCCTCAGATCAAGGCCGAATACTTAGCTAACCTTGAGCGAGCCAAGACAACGGCGGCTGGATTAGAGGCAAGACAGATTGCACAGCCTGGTCAGCTTTACACCGATGCAGAGAGCAAGCTCTACAACCTCGGTATGACACCATTTGGTGCGTCTGATATTGCAAAGTTCTACAACCCTTACCAAGAGCAAGTGGTGCAGGGTGCGTTGGGCGACATTGAGCGTACACGCTTGATGCAGGAGCAGGCTAACAGGGATCAAGCAACTAGGGCTAGAGCGTTTGGCGGTTCACGCCAAGGCGTAGTCACTGGCATGACCAACGAGGCGGCAATACGCCAAGCGGCAACCACTGGCGCACAGTTGCGCTCTGCTGGATTCAATACTGCCGCTAACCTTGGACTTCAAGCGCGTCCCATGGACATTGCAGGATTGCAGACTTCACTAGGTCTTGGCACTACACGCACTGCGCTGGAGCAGGCAAGACTTGATGCGTTGCGTAACTTAGGCACTGAGCGTTTGGGCATCACTAGCGGCGCATTGGGGTTACAGCCTGCGAATGTTGGTGGCAGTACCTCTCAGCCCTTGTACAACAACACTGCCGGTAATTTGCTGTCAGGTGGACTGACTGGTGCATACATTGGCAGTTTGTTGCAGCCAAACCAACCAAAAGTTTCTTTAGGATAAATCATGGCGACATACGAAGAAAACCTAGCGCAGATGAGTCAGCCTTATGACTTTGCACCACTCCCCATCAGAGGTGGTGGTCAGGATAGAGCATTCTCAGGCTTACTCGGTGAGATCTTTGGCGGTGGCGGTGGTGCTACTGGCTTGGAAGACTACTTAACGCCAGCACAGACCGAGCAGATGAATCGTCAGGCTCTGTTGCAAGCGGCGATTGCCGCTACACAGGCAAGCGGTCCAAGCACAGTACCTCGCTCTTTCATGCAGATACTTGGCGCTGGACTCGCTGGTGGTCAGCAAGGCTATCAGCAGGCGCAGCAGGGGGCTTTGGCTCAATTGATGGCTAAGACAAAGTTAGATGAGGCAAAACGCGAACAGGCATTGCAGAAATACATTATGAGTCGCATACCTGGCATGGCTACAGGCGAAACGCCTACAGCATCTTTGCTTTCTCCTGATCAGCCTATAACTGGAATGCAGGCGGCGTCATTACCTATTTCCCAATTTGGTCTAGGTCCAACCCCACAACGTGAAGCATTAATTGGTAAGACAATGCCACAAGATATGGCGCAAGAGTTGCCAGGCGTTACGACTACGGCCAAGGCAAGACCTGATATTTTTTCAACATTGACGCCAGATCAATTAGTCTTGGCCGCAATGAATCCAAAGACAATGCTTCCGAAAGTATTTGAAGAAAGTCTTAAAACAGAAAGTTTTGCGACATTGACGCCAAGTGAAGTTAAATCACTTGGACTTGATCCTGCTGGAAAGTATCAGCAGAATTTGCGTACTGGTCAGGTTTCTACGCTTCAAGCGGCCAAAGACGAATTTCAAGTAGTAACAGGACTTGAGGCTGAAACTTATGGTTTGAATGGCTCTAGCAAATGGCAAGTTAATAAAACAACTAAACAGGCAACATTAGTGCCACCAGAGCCGGGCGCATTTGGCGGCGGCGTACAGGGTAATGCTTACGACATTATTTTAGATGGCGTTAATAGCGGAAAGACAAATACAGTTCAATATGCACTTGCATATCGTGCTTTGAGCATGCCTGTTCCAACTGAACAAGTCCAAGCTGATGGATCAGTTAAGGTGGTTTACACACAACCAGCACCATTGCCTGCATCAATACCAAAACCTACATTTAGCGGGAAAATTCCAGAAGCAACTAAGCCTGTAACTGTAGTGCCTAGCACTGTACAAGCTACTCCAGCACCAGTTGCCGCAAGAGCGCCTGCACCTGTAGCAGCTCCTGTTGTTTCTGCTGTCGCAGGGACTGCAACACAATTGCCTGCTGGTGTTAAATCAACTCCTTACGCTCCTACTCCCGCACAAATTGGGGATGCAAGAAAGCAAATTCTTACTGCCAATAAACTTATATCAGCAATTGATTTATTAGAAGCAGATGTTAGACAAAATAGTATGCAAATTGGAGGTATGGGAGAAGCTGGGGGTCGTCAAGAAGCATTATTCCAAGATGCAATTTTGCAATTAAAAGAATTGCAAAACCTTGGTGTGCTAAATGGACCTGATGAAAGAATTCTGTTGCAACAATTAGCAGACCCAACAAGTCTAAAGTCATTTATCAAAGGTAAGGGTGGTCCTGAATATGTTCTGTCAAAAATAGCTGAATTGCGTAACAAAGCAAATCGTGAAGTTGATATGATAAATAGTCAGTTCCAGCAACCAATTACAACTCCAAGAGCAGTACCACCTCCAACAACTATTGCACCACCTCCAATAATTAAAGATATTATGCAAAAATATCCAGCAGGGAAACCATAATGTCAGATACAACTATTGATGATCTGTACAAGTCTTTGCAGGCTGCTGATGCCGCTGGTGACACCAAGGCGGCACAGGCGCTTGCTGACTACATTCGATCTTTACAGATTCCAGCGCCAAGCGAAAAACAGATTGAGATGACGACTGGCGCACCACTTGGTGTGAGGGCTGCTGTTGGTTCTGCCACCACCATGCAAGACAAACTTGCAACGCTGAAACAGTATTTCCCTGACGCGCAACCATACGACAAAGAAAACTTCATCTATACCGATCCAAAGACTGGTCGGACGACATTGATGAATGAAAAGAATCCTGTATTCTTTGGAATACCTTTGCCAACAATGGGAGACATTGCTGGTGCTATGCCTGAGATTTCAGAGTTTGTTGGCTCTGGTCTTGGTGCTGCTGCTATGTTTCCATTTGGTCCACCAGCAATGGTTGGCGGTGCTGGACTTGGTGGTGCTGCTGCCAAAAAGCTGTACGAGATGGGTATGCAGTATGGCGGCCCAACTGTAGAGACTAGGGGCGGTGCAGAGCAGGCAACAGGAGTGACAAAAGATATTCTGATGAACGCTATAGGTCAGCGTGGTGGTCAGTTAATTGAAAAAGGTTTGCCATATCTGTTGTCCCCAATTCAACAGCAATTGATGGGAATGCGCCAAGGCATACCGCAAGCAGCGGCAAGGCTTGGGATTAAGTTGCCTGCTGGTGTTGCTACGCAAAGTCCTGCTGTTCAGCGTTTGGAGGCTGGGCTGGCGCAAACGCCTGGTGGCGCTCAAGTCATTGCCCCAAAATACGAATTGATGCAGGAGCAGATGGGTACTGCCTCACGAAATATTGCCGAAGATATTTCTCAAGTTGGCAAAGCTCCAAACGTCATACCTACACCGCCATTTACAGAAAAAGGCGGTCTTGGCGGTTTTCTTAAACAGGGAGCTGAATCTGCTGCAAAGAGATTTGCAGATAGACGCAATCAAATTGATGATGTTGTCGCTAATTTTGTAGGACCAAGCAATAGATTTGCTGCCAACAATACAGCTCAATTGGTGAACCAATTAAAGACTGAAATTGCTACAAGTCCAAGCACATTAAATCCAATACTTAGTCCAGTAATTCAACGATCTTTGCGTATTGTTGATGATGCAAACGCAGGATTTGGTGGCGTGACATTTGATGCATTGCGCCGTATGAGAAGTGAAATTGGCAAAGAGATTGAAAGACCTGACATAAGTGGATTTTCAAACACCAAAGAATTGAAAAGACTTTATGCCGCATTAAGTGATGATATTTCGCAAGCAGCCAAAGAATCAGGTCCTATTGCAGAACGTGCTTTGAAGTTGCATGATCGATATGTCAGGTTTAATCGTGAAGTAAATTTGCCTGCGTTGCAAAAGATTGCAGATCAAAATCTTGATGTGAATGCTGTCAACTATGCAATGGCAGGAACAAAAGATGGCATGGGAAGACTTCAAGTATTGATGCGTAACTTCAAGCCAGAAGAGCGAGACACACTTGCGGCATCAGTGTGGCAGCAGTTGGGCAATGCCAAAGCTGGAGTCAAAGAGGGTACAGATGTAGGTGCTGACAGTTTTGAATTCAGCGCGGGTACATTTTTGACAAACTGGAATGGTTTGAGTGACAGCGCCAAGCAAGTCCTGTTTGGCGGTGAGAGATACCGCAACATCATTCCAGCCATCAATGACTTGGTGAAGATCACCACTGGTGCGCGTGAGGCTGGCAAAGCCGTCAATGTCTCAAATACTGGCGGCGCTCAAATGGTTACATCAGCACTATTAGGTACTGGTGGACTTATTGGCGGTGGACTTGGTGGTGATGCAACACAAGCATTGCTTGGTGGAGCTGGAGCTTTAAGTGGTCTTGTATTGACAAGTAATTTGGCGGCAAGACTTTTAGAGAGTCCACGCTTTATCAGATGGGTGTCTGACACCAGCCGAGCTGTTGTAAACAACCCAAATTCCCTGACCACTCAGATCGCCAAGTTGTCAGCTATTGCTAATGCCGATCCAGCAGCCAGCGACTCAATTGAGGCGTACTACAAACAGATTCAACCTATTGCACTTCAGATGCGTAGAGCGAGGTAAGAGATGGCGACCCAATTCACAGGCTTACTTGGCGATGCACTTGCGTATATGCAAGACCCAAACAGGACTCAGGCGCTACAAGGCGTAGGTGGACTGCTTCAGTCTGGGCTTACATCAATGGATGAGTCGCAAGCCAAGTTTCGTGATTTGAATAAACGAGCATTTGGCGACAAGAAAAACCCAATGCGGGTGACAGATCAAGATGCATTTGATCAGCTCACAGAAATGACCATGAATGGTCCAATGGGTTTTGCGCCTGCCGGTATCACAAAAAAGATGGCGACTGTGGTTAACCCAGAGCGTATTGCTTATCCTGGCATCTACTCAAACCCTAAAGAATTGGTACAGGAGGCGGCCAACCGCGTTGCGCCTGAGAGTCCTTTGCTTAAGCAATTGTTTGGCGTCACTAGAGAAGACTTGTTCGACATATCTCAGCAAGGTACGCGAGCTGGCAACATTACTGATGTGCCATTCAAGACGGCCGCCAACCCTAAAGGTGCAGCTCATGCATCTCAGGTGATGAATCCACGCAATGTGCAAAGATTGCAGGACATTGTTGGTGAAGCAAAGCAGCAGCCTGAGTTATACAAAGGTATGGCCTCTTGGTACACCATGGACCCACTGTATAAGCGATTTGTGGATATTTATGGTCCTGATCGCGCCATTGGCGAATACAACAAATTCAATACGTTGACGGGGATGTCTAGTCCTGGCAGCGAAGTACTGACAGAGTTGAACCGAGGCACTGCCGCCAACATGATGGACACGGCTGGAAGATTTGCAGAATTCCGCAAGTATGGTGGTTTACCAGAAGGCAAACGAAAATCTGATTTTCCACCAGAATTGCTTGGTGTAACTGGTCATCCATATCACAAGACAGCGCAATCAGGTCCAATGGAAAAGTACTTGGAAACTGGTTTGCTCAATATGGGATCGGCCAAAGTCCCCAGCTATATCCATGCGTCTGGCGTACCTGAGACAGGATTCCAAACACAATGGCCTGTTGGTGATGCCCATTGGTCACGCTTAGTTGGCCTGCCTGATGTGCGTGGAGCTACTACCAAAAAAGGCAAAGAGTCAGTGCCAAACGCCAGCGCGTCAGTACCTGAGATGGTGTCTCTCGGTCCTTGGTTTAATCAAAAAATTGCCCAGCCTATGGGTATGGAGGCAGTTCCTGCTCAAGCCGTCATTTGGGGTGCAGGATCAGGCGCTACAGGTGTTACTTCACCAATTGGCGCACCAAAGCTAGAGCTGTTGGCGCAACAGATTGGCGAAACCGCAAGACGATTAAACATCACGCCCGAAGCGGCGCGAGATTTGATTATTAGCGGTAAGGCTTATGCCGGTGGCATCACTAAAGGCGGTTTGCTGGTTGATTAGTTTTCATCAAGCCAGTCAATAATCCAACCAATTGCTTCTTGGGCGGTTGGTATTTCACCTGACGCAGCCTCAACTTCATCTGCTTGCTCAAGCATTTCATTGAGGAATTTTTTCAGTTTCTCTTTATCCATTTGCATCTCCAAACAGCGCAGCCACCAGCGGATCGCGCTTGATCTTCCACTTCTTTGCTCTTTCCTTTGCCATGCGAAAGGCATGATCGTCAAGGGACTCGTTGGCTCTCCAGCGCTTGAGCCTTTCTTGCGCCGTCAGAGGTTTAGGCTTGGCGGCATCAGTGCCT